GATCAATCTCAAAATTTTCAATCCACTCACACTCTGGAAATGTGTCGAACATAAGAGGCACAATATACTGAGCAAACCAACCAGCAAGTAGAGCTACTCTTTTCGGTTGAACATCTAATTTCTTTAATGTCTCTACCAACCAGAGTTTACTTTCTAATTGAGAGGCGTTCATAGAATCAAAAACTCTTTTTGTCAAGTATTGATAATTCCCAACTTCTAAATTTACGCCAGATGAAATTGCATTCTTCCAATCATTTGCCAGCTCTGGTGTAAATTGTAAATTCATATTTTGTTCCTCCGATACCTCCGATACTATTTTTACCATAATGATTTCAACTCCTCAACATCGTTAGTATCTGCACTATTATTAAATAAACAAATCCTATGATCTGGTCTTAATTTTTTTTGTTCTATATCTGAGGGAAAAATGTTGCCTGTGTAATATGAATAAATGTCTCCTTTTGGAAATACATTAAAGAAATTTTCAGCAAGGTTATTGTTAGTTTCATTCCACATATTATACCAAAAGTGATTGAGATAATTATCAATGGTAGGATATGTAAAAAATAAAACGTCTAAGTTCTTAACAATGTGCTTGTATATCTCTGTGAGTTGACCCCTATTCCATCGAATGACAGATGAATTTATAGGAGTTGATTGCATCGATGCATAATTCTTTCGACACTCATTCATGTCATTCCACCAACCTCTAACAATCCACGGATGTTTCATTTCAAGAGTAAAAAAGTATGCTAAGTCTTGATGGATGATAACGTCAAGGTCAAGATATAGAAAATTATCTCCCTTTATAGATTTAAAATCTTTCTCTGAATGTTCAGCTCTGCTGGATTCATCCAATCCACCAACGGGATGCCAGCTGGCACCAGTGGGCATATTTTCTTCCGCTTGAAATTCATTTTGGATAAGTTGAAACATGTAGAGTTTTCTATATGCCCACATGTTTGAAGGAGCTTGTTGATTACGAAATCGACTGTGCAGACCTTCGTACTCATCCCAAGTTGTAGGAAGCAAAATATCATAATCTTTTTCTTTTTTGTCAGTGAGACAGTAAAAGTTGAAAGGGACTGAACAGTTATCTTCACACTGTTGCTTTAACTTTTCTACATATTCTCGGCTGTACTTATCGCCCCACTTGACGCATAATATTGTATTTTTCATAATTGTTTATCTATAATAATGTAGAGTAAGCTTTAATTGCCTCCACTGGATTTTCTGCTTTACGAATTTCAGTTTTCGCTTTTCTTTTCTTACTATTCTTTACTGACTCTTGCTCAAATATTTTCAGTTTCAATTTAAATAAAACTTCTTTGTGATCAGCATTTTCTGCATCAAAGTCAAAAAGAATATCCAAACTTCCCTGTGATTCCTCAGTAATTTCTTGAGTTTCTTGAGTTTCTTGATCTTGATCTTGATCTTGAGTTTGTTTAGTTTCTTGATACAGATTATTTTCTTTTGCATAACGATGAAAGGCATCTCTAAATACTTGACGATCAACTTCAAGTTTTGCTCTTGTACATTCATCAATAGATTCCCAAGGAAATTCTTCCAACAAAGCTTTCATTCTTGCGTCATCAGGTTCCACTGGGGAAATATGATAAGAAGTTTGAAGTTCTTTTCCACCGTTTTCATGAACTCCAACTTCATCATCACCCGCATGAACTGCGCCAGCTGGGGGTGTATAATTATATACAATCTCAAGGGCAGTTAACTCATTATTTATATAGTAAACCTCAACAACCTTTCCGACGAATGGAAATTTTGGATCACCATTCGCAAAATATGCATCAGTTTCTTTATTCTCATATGCCATAATTAATCTCCTACCCTATGAAACGTGTATTCTTAAATTGTATGAACTAATTGCCTGTGCCGAACCACTAGGTTGTTCCTGTGCTCTATAATCATCACCAACTTGTCTTGTTCTATAAGTTGAACCATCTAACTTTGTATTTACCATTGCTGTTCCACGAACATTTCCACTACCACTAGTTCCTACATTATAGGATATTTTATGGTCATTAGTAGAATGAGCAGCCTCAAATCTTAGTAAATTACCAAATAAAGTTGAAGCATCTGCAACACTATATTCTTGAAGATTATTGTTTCCATCTATATGTAGTGGACTTCTTGATGGTGTATTATCAACACCATCTCTTACATGAAGAAAATAACTAGTTATTGTTGTTGGTTGGTCAAGTGTCTCAGGAATACCAGCAGCAGTAAATGCACCTGCATTGGCTCTAGTATCAATAAATACTGCTGTAGTAGAAACGTTTGTATATCCACTAGCCGCAGTCGCTGAATTTGTGATAGTAAAAGTTCCAGCAGTAGCAGATGATTCTGCTGCGGTTGTCATAGTCAAAATTGTAGGGAATACAAATGTGTCTAACATATCAGTTAAAGTCATTGCTCTAACCGCACCCGCAGTTGAATCATAATATACAGGAAAACTTATTCCAGTATCACTAACATGTCCAATCGACCCACTAGCAGTATATGCTAGATTAATCTTATCGAATGCAACAGTTACAGTTGCAACGTCAGCAGTCTCAGCTACCAAATCAAAGTTGGTAGCGTCTTGACCAGTTGCACCAGCCTTTGTTCTAGTATCACTCATTGCAGCAATCAATGCACCACTATTAGCAACTTGCGTAAGAACAGCAGTAGGATTCTCTGAATATATAAACTGCATCTTCTGTCGCCATTGAGTAACTTCACCAGAAGACATGGCAGTTAAATTACCATTTAAAAAATATAAAGGACTTCTTACTGTCATTTTAAGTTACTCCCGGCGCAAATCCGGCAACTGAGTTTAATATATGCCCACCCGAATCACGAATTTCTATAACATTTTTTTGCATACCAGCATGAAGGAACGGCATGTTTTCCATATGAACATTACTACCAGCGTTAGTTGATGAACCATCTGTACCATCTAAGAGTATATTATCACCAGCATCAGTTCCGTCAGCAGCAGATTGATTCATAACAATTAATACATCTCCACCCCTTCTTACCAAAGTTTGACCATCGCCATTTGGGCCGTTGTTGGCGCCGCCATCTGAAACCATCAAACCTTTATCAGGTCTATGGAAAAGATAAACTTCCTTATCAGCGCCAAAGTAAATAAAAGAACCATCAGATTTCAAACAAAAATCATCACCAACGGTAAGATCAAGAGAAATTCCAACACCACCAGCTACAGTTAATGCACCGTCTGTGGCAACTGTATTAGCAGTCGTTGCAGTTATAGCAACTACACCAGCAGAGGAGATTGTAACAGCATTAAGATCACTAGCAGAACCGATTGACCCGCCGTCTTGGATTGTGATACTTGCATTAAATACAGGCCGGGCGCTAAAGGTAGCAATACCAGTAACTAAAGCGGTTCCAGATATATCTACATTACCATTAATATCAATTAGGGTTGAGGTTAAGTCTATTTCATCGTCTGCAGCGATTGACAAATCACCGTCAGCAGTTGAACTAATGTGAATTGCAGTATCACGAAATATTATCTTTTTATTTGTAGCCATTGTTATGGCATCTGCTTGTGCAAGTGTACCACTAATCTCTACATTACCATTGATATCAATAAGTGTAGAGTTAAGTTCTATCTCATCATCGGCATTAATGTCTAGATCACCATCAGCTGGAGAACCGATATTAATTGCAGCGTCACGAAACTGTACTACCATTGCAGCATTAAGTAATATCCCAGTATCGTGAACATGAGTTAAAGTTACATCTTTACCCGCACCAAAAGTTAATACAGCAGCGTCACTAAGTAAGAATAAGTCATCTCCAATAACAGCATCCAAGGCTACAGACAAACCACCATCAGTCTGCAATGAACCATCAGTTGTAGAAGTTGCAGCAGTAGTATCATCTGTTTTAATAATACCACTTGCAGTTACCGTACCAGTTACTGCTAGGGCCGAACCAGTAAAAGTTAAGTTTGCCTCACCGTTACCACTATTAGAACCTGTAGCAGTAATAACACGGTTGTTACCGTCATTATTCAAAGATAAACCATCAGATTGATTAGCAAAAGCTAAGTTTCCATCACCATCAGTTGCAAGAAGTTGATTTGCAATACCATCAGCAACAGGCATTCTAAACTGAATACCACCAGCAGCTGGGGGAAGAAAAAGAGAACCTAAGAGGTTGTCACTTGTTGCAGACTGATAAGCAAATCTTGCGTTAACAGAAGACTCATCAACATTTTCTCTAGTCAAGAATACCAATGCATCTTCAGTTGATACTTCAAGGATTATAAATTCTTCATAATCCTCAAATGTAGGATTGACAATATGATCATTTGTTCCTTCTTCATAAATAAGAGCTTCACCAATGTTAACGACCACACCTTCTACATCAGTTGCATCTCCGTCAAGAATGATTGCACTAGATGAATTTGCACCACTAGAATTAGTTCCATTAAGAAGAATAATATCATCAATATCTCTACCTATTAATGCTATCGTTCCTGTCTTGTTTTGAACTGTTACTGTTCTATCAGCAGTAGGATCAGTGATTGAAAGGGTTGTTTGAAACTCATCTATTGTTGAACCCTCAAATACAAAGTCTCCAGAAAATTGATTAAGAGGATTTATAAGATGATCCCCTGTTCCTATTTCATATAAAAGTGCCTCACCAACATCCACACCAACTGCGCTAGCATTAAGAATGATTGCACTAGACTCATCTGTACCACTTCCATCTGTTGCATTAAGAACAACAACATCGTTGATATCTCTACCCGTCAATGCTATTGTACCAGACTTATCTTGCATTGTTACTGTTCTGTCAGTAGTAGGATCAATTATTACAAGGGTTGTTTGAAAATCATCAGCTGTAGTTCCCTCAAATACAATCTCTGCACCAAATTTCAATCCTTGAATATCTGATCTAAGAGTATTAAAAGATCGACGAAATGTATCTAATGAATCGCCAGTAGTTATTGAAGCTGCTGTAATTGTTGCCATTATTCTTTACCCACCAACTTTTCTAATAGAGTTTTAATTTCGTGCATCTCGCATTTAATATTATTTATCTCCCTTGTCGCAGACCTTAAATCATCTCTTTGCTTTTGTGCCGATTTAGATCGAGAAACTGCTCGATCATAGGCAGTCGTATTAGTATTAACAATAGCTCCTGAATGTTTATCTCTTACGAGGTCTACATTATCTTCTACTTTTATATAATTTTCCATATTATGTCGCCAACGCTAATGCTCTAAAGTCTTTGATTCTTGGTGGTTCAGAAGAGTTAGTCGATTGCATGACAATTTTAATTGAGAACGCAATAAAATCATCTAGTGCATCACCAACACCATCATCTGTAACACCGGCAGTAAATAGATACTCTTGAAAATCATCACGCCCCAAGGATGGGTTAGTGACAGAATCGGGAGAACCATCACCATTAAAGTATTTCCAATTTAATTCATCAAAGTCACTAGCATCGTCTGACCTCAAGATTTTAAACATAACTTTAATTTCTGAAGATGTATCTCTGTTCGCACTAAAGAACACTTTCAACGCTGTCGCTGACTGGGCCAATGAAGCTTTTCTTGTGCAGTATATCGCAACATTATTATCACCAACTGATTCAGTTGAATCTCTATATTCATCAGTTGGAAAAACATCAGAAGCAGAGTCAATATTATTAATTCTATTTGAAACAGCAAGGCCTGTCATTCTCTGTGTATCAATAACAGGAGATAGATTTTCTTGAAAACTTGATAGGCTACAAGTTAATGATAATGATTTTTGACCAGCAAGTTCATTTGTCTCGTTAATTGCAGAAGCAATCATATATGGAGAATCATAATACACATTTTCATTTAATGGTATTGGAGTTGCGTTTGAAACAGTATCTTTAATAAATGATGCTTGAACACCAGATGCACTTGTTGCAGATGTCCCTTGTTTGACTGTTAAAATAGATGTACCTGTAAGTTGCATGTTTGATATATTCATCTGTGCAAGGTCATACAACATATTTTCTGATGCATAAGCATCATCACCGCCGTTCTGAGCTCGTGTTATACCAGTACCATCAATAACGGCGTTAGTAGCTACCGTAATCGTGTAACTATCAATATTAATATTACTGATTGATGTAAACGTTTTATTAGCAGCAATATTATCAGCATCTGTAACGTAGTGATTGATTTCTGTGAATGGTATTTTATGTAACTGATATAATTCTACAGGAGAACCAGCAGCATGATTTGCTCCAGATTCACCAGCCTGGTTACTACCAAATCCTCTTGTTGCACTACTAATTGTATTACTACTTATGGAAGAATATTGTATTATCTCGTTATTGATTCTTATCATCCAGTTGTTAGATGCGTCCCTAGAATATTTACCAGCAGTATCATTAAAATTTGTACCGTCAGCAAGGACAATAGTTGTCGTTGTATCATCAATCGCATTTGCCAAGGTTGTTGTAGCACCAGACTTAATATCCATAAACCTAACATTATTATTAGTTGTGTTCATATTATGGTTTGGATGTAGAACTTGGATAACATTACTTCCATCTTGGAAAATCATAGGATTGATTGGTAGTCTAACTGAAGACTCGTTACCACCCGACAACCCAGTAGAAATACCTGACCTTTCGGGAACTGGTAGTTGATCATTTACAAGAGGCACCGTTCCTGAAAGTGCAGTAAACGAACACCTATTCATTTTAAATTTAATATCTTCCATAAGAGAAGGAGCCCAAGTTCTATTATTATGAGACTTAAACATAACCCCAACATCTGGTTGTTTAGAAACTGTCCTCTCTGCAAACAATGCATTAGACGTTGAGGTTGCTGTACCACCAACACCAGCAGCAGCCAATGTAGATTGAATTTCTGTTTCACCCATTCGAGCAATCCAAATCTTATGAGTTGGTACTTGTGCAAGCAAACAGAAACAATATTCTAAACCCGACTGTAAATAAACAGGGCTATTAAATTTAAAGTTGGTTGCTTTTTGTCCAGTTTCATCAATCGAAATATTTGCAGGGTCTTTTACAACCCGACCAAACGGCATAATTTTTGGGCCAGGATAACCGTTGACTACATTTCTCAACTCTAGTGTTACAGGGAATACCTCATCCTTTTCAGAAAAGAATATATCTATACTTGAAACAAACGCTCCTCCAGACTCTTCTATTAAAAAAGTCTGTGCTAACGGATCATCATCGTCCTCACCACCATTACCATCATCATCATCCTGCGCCTGCGGCACAGGCGGTGGAGGTGGAATAAATGAGGTAGATTGACTAATAACATCAGAGAAAATTGATGTTGAAGAATTTGTATTAGATTTACTCAATTCTGCATTTCTTGTTGCAATAATAGTTTCTTGTTCAGTTTCTAAAATACCTGTGGCATGGTAGATTGTTTGTCCTGCTGTAATAGGGTCTGTAGATGTGATATTTGTTGGACTTGCAGTAAGTCGAAATGAAATCTCACCAGTTTTAAATTTAAGGTTTCCTGTCACTTTAGGATCAGGAAGACTGAATACTCCTTTAACTCTACCAGATGGGCCGGTTATTAAAGCATCACCAAAAATTAAACTTGAATCAGATGTTGAGAACCCCTCTAGTGGTTTTGTTAAGGAAGAAACATCTACTTTATCAAAGAAAGGATATAGTTGTGTATTTGGTAAGAAACTATTTCCTTCAAAATTTATTATTTTAGGTCTACAAAACGGCAGCATGGCCCTTGCAATAACTTTAGTTCCTTGTGATTCAAGGTCAATTTTTTCAATAACATCAGTTTTAATACCAGTTCTACTCTGATCTGTTCTTACTGTACTAACTGTTCGTGATGTTAAGTTATTACCACTCCACCAAGAACTACTTGATGAAGCTGTTGTTCCAGACCATTGAGTTTGCCAAGCATTCCACACCGTTCCTATTGAATCTTTATTATCTTCATAAAAAGTATCAAAGTTACCCTCTACATTAACAATTAAATCGGGAGCAACCTCTGTTTCAAACCAATCATCACTTTGTGGGTCAAGAGAAACATGTCCTTCCCAATTAGATAAAAGAACAGGAGTAACTCTTTCAACTCTAGTTGCAAATGGTTGATCAAGTAAAGTAACTTCTTTGTAAGGTAAAGTTATAAGATCACCAGTTTTTTGATAACCAAAATTAGCACGTTCTGTATCAGAAGTAGATTGTTCTACTATAGAAAATGATTTAGTCTTGGAAGCTGGCCGCAATTCATTATTTTCCATATCAATAGAACACTGATAGTCTTGGTGTTTAACATCACCAAGACGATGACCTTGGAAAGCATCAACCACAAATCCAGATTTAAATCTATTTAATCCATTAGCATCAGTAACTTCAAAACTCTCTGCATCACGTTCTAATAAAGATAAGTGTGTATAATATTCTAAATTTCCAATACGATCTTGAAGCTTACCAATATCCTTCATAGTGAAACGTTGATTTTTTTCTCTTCGTATAACGACATCTCTAGGAGTAAATGTAAATGGTGGAATAAATAGTTCTGCCAATTTCATTGTCGAAGCTCGAGCCTCTGGAATTTGAGGATTTTCAGAAGAATCACCTTCAGTTATAGTAATATTACCACCAATATCAATATCAATTATTGCTCTTTTACCTAAGTAATATTCATAGTCTGCCTGTACCAAAGAACCTGGCTTGAGGAAGTTATTTGCAGAAGCGCCAGTCCCATCATATTGTCGATGGAAGAAATCAAATGAATATCCAGTTATTGCATCAACTGTTTCAACAACAGCTGTTGCCCCCACAGCATCTTCTACACTAGGTCTAAAATCAAAAGTGTTATATAGTTTATAAAACCCAGTAGGAGCAGGAGCTTCAGGATCAACTTTTGTAGCACTATATTGTGGAATATCAACATAGTCCATTTGATTTGCAACGTCACTATATGAATCAACGGTTAGAACATCACCAGCACTATGTTCAAGATAATCAAATACAATTAATAATCGACCAGTAGGAGCTGGCAAACCGCTTCTTCTCTCAATACGAGAAATATCATAGTAATTGTCTCGTTGGCCAGTGTCTAATTGATAGTTGGAAGTTATAACAGAATCACCCTCAGTGACACTACCAACTGTCGAAGTTGCACCAGAAGATTCAGCAGTAATTACCTCATTTACTGAAAATCTTTTAGATGAACCAGAAGTATATACTAACTGTACTGGAGATGTTGTAGTAATAATTCTTGCTGTGGCATTAGTTGATGCACCAGTAATCTTTTCACCTCTAGTGAAAGTACCTGTTGTTGTACCTAAAGATATTGTTGGTGTATTTGCATCAGTACCAGAAGCTCCAGATTCAAATACTGCCATCAACCTAAACACATCACTTCGTCCCAAAGAAATTTGTCTGTCCGTTGGTCTAGTTCCAAATGCAGCAGTTGCGCCTGGAATGACCTTAACTTGTTTCATTAGTTTTGTTGTTTTGGTTTTTTGAACAACTGAACTCTTAGAGAGAGTTGTCATAATTTTAAGTTTAGCACCAGTACCAAATACAATAGGATTGGTAATCGTAAGAGTTCCCGTTCCAGCGCCGGAGAATCCACTAGAAGCACTAACAACATCTCCAGATTTAGAAGAACCAGAACCAGCAATTAGAACTGAAATTGTATAGTCGGTTTCACTATGAGAAAGAAATGTTTCATTTGTACCAGCTGAAACTGTTACCGCACCAGAAGAATTTGTGTTCACAATAAACTGTCGGCGAATTGTAAGTTGTGTATCACTTTCTCCGCCATTTGATGCAGTTAATAAAGTTTTTACTGGACGTTTCGCAAGTCTAAAGAGAGAAATATTTTTTTCTGCATCTTCTAACTTACAAATAAACTTGAGAGAACCAGTACCACCAGATGCAGCTGTTTGCAACGCAATCGGATCACCTTCCACCTCTGTTAGAATATTATCTCCATTGTTTAATCCAACATCAGTTGTTCCATCTAAGTCTAAGAAGGAAGAAGCAGTAGCAACGGCGGTGAGTGCAATATCAGCAGTGAAGTCTTGACCAGCATCAGCGTCATCACAAACAACAGACCGAACTTGGTCAAAAGATTTTGATTGAAAGGAAAGAATGGTTAAATCAGCATTACCAGAATTTTCTACTAAACCACCCGCTTCAGCAGAGTTAGATGAAATAATTTTTTCACCGACTTGAAAAATTCCGTTAACGTTTGTGAGAACAAGATCAGCGCCTGAAGTTTCTTCACCAAATATAAGACCAGTTGCACCACTATTGCTTCCTGTAACAAGTTGTCCGCCATTTGCGGCGATAGATAGTAATGTTGGACTTGGTGTTCCAGATAAAGTTATTCTAACAAACGGACGAACATCAAAAACAAAAAGTTTGTAAATAGCATCAGCTTGGCCAGGAGTACCAGAAAGATGTTGATAAGTCCGAACCCTTGCAACACCAATTTTTGTTCCAGTGGCAGTGCCACGGGCTGAGGTTGCAGTGTCATGTAAAGATAGTTGTTTGAATGGGGTTGACTCACCAGAAATAAATGATACATCTGGAGTTCCAAACAAATTATTTACGGTTACAAAGTTACCAACATCAAACGCTGTATTACTAGAATTAACCGTATTAAATTCTCTAGACTTCTTTAAATCAATTACAGTAGGTGCAATTTTTTCAATCTCAAAACCCTTAACATATGCCTTACCAGAAGAAATTTGTAATGCAAGAAGTGATTCAGAAGCAATACCATTACTATCTGTTATTGTTCCAGACTTATATACACCCTTATAATCTACAGGGCCAACACTAGCATCAATAGATTCTTTAACTTGGAATGTAAATGGCCTTACAGTATAGTTACCAGATTCATCAAATGTTCTACGAGCAAGTGTCTCTTCAAGGATAGAGTACTCTGTATTCCTTGCATGTCTTATTATTCTACCACCCTTAATCCTCAACAACTCAATGAAATTTTTATCGTCTGTTGCAGAAGTTACAATAGATATAAGAGTTAGAGTAAACTTTAGTCGGTGTGCGCCTTTAGCTGCAAAGTTAGATGATCCAGTTGCATTATCTAATAGAGATGTATCAAGTTCTGGTGTTATAATTGACTCATCAACTCTCAGTCCAATTTTTACATTCAGTCCGAACCCACCTCTATATTTGTCAAGAATAATATTTTGGTCAGCAACATTAACAAAATGACCTCTAACAAAATATACACCAGCCGAAATTGAAGCCATGCATGCTTTTCCAGCGACAGCTCCAGTACTTCCGTCTACAACTGTATTTATATCATCTGTTTCTAAAATTACAGTTGTTATAGAAGCTGCGTCTGCAGCAAACGTTGTTGAACCATGAGTTATTGCAACATTTGCACTAATATTTTCATTAATAACAAACTTGTCAAATCCACTAGCGTCTAGAGGGCCTTGTGATTGTAGACTATCAAGAGCTTCAAACGTATTCTCTACGGTTTTTGTTCCAGCAAGCTTGGATGAAATATAACTACCGAAAAGTGTCACAGGATCAGTTGATGTCGCAGCAGTCGAAGCAGTAACCATAAATTTAATGCCACTGGTTGCCCCTGTAATAATAACAGGATTTTCAACATTAACATATTGAGTATGGTCAACCGATTCACCACCAAAAGAACTCTGAAGTCTAACGTATCTTGCGGCGTCTTTTCGACCTTGATAATTTGATGCGCCGGGAATAACCACTGTTCCATCTTTGAACATGTGACTGAACCCCTGTTCAATTTGATTCTGAAGGGTTGATTGAAGTTGTGTTAATTCTCTTGCCTGGATAGCAAATCCAGGCCGAAATAACGTCCTAACAAAATTATCATCTTTGTCGAAATCATCATAATATGGCGCAACGTTAAGGTCTGTATTTTGAGGCATTTATTAAAACTCCACGATTACTTTAATATCTTCTATTTGATCTGAAGACCTACTAATTGGTTTTCTATTTTCTATGTATATAATATCACCACTATCTGCCGCCATTTCTGGGTTTGCATAACCATCTGAAAAAGTTAACGTATTACCACCAGCAAGAGTTACAGCGGTGTCTGCTGCTGCATCTGGTGTTCCAGTTGCAGAAGTTGTAGCACCTGTGATTACGTTAGCACCACTAAAGGCAACTTTTCCACCATTTGTTGAACTTGTTCCAAAATTACCAAATCTCTCTTGTGTGTAATAAAGAATTGAATTATCACTATCCCACTCAACAACCTTACCAACTGCACCTGTGGTAGCCTGAGTAATTGTCTCATCTCCATCAAAAGTACCAGATTGTGATGTGGTTTTTATTGCATAAGTAAGTCTTGCAGTCGAAATTGTTGCAACTGAAGTTGTACCAAATGTGTGTGGGTCAACAATAATTCCTAACTTACGGAAATCGTTTTCTGTACTGATATCATCACCTTCTGCAGCGGTTAATGTTGTTGCCAACATTACATAATGACCCCCAAGTTCTGATGGTGCATTAAAACCATGTCCACCCTTTGGACTAGCTACAATATTAACAGCACCACCCGAACCACCAATATTAGAAGCTGTAGATAATGTCACATCAGAGAAAGTAAATCCAGCTGCAAGATTTACTGTTCCAAATGTGTAACCAGCACCGGCTGAATAAATTGTTGTATTTGTTCCGGCGGTAAGACCAAAGGATTGAATTGCACCACTAGCAACCACAATACTAACAATTGCGCCTGAAGAAGTTCCTTGACTTGTCCCGTCACCATATACTGCTGCATAGTAAGTACCGTTTGTATATCCCGAACCAGATGTAGTAATAAGAGCGTCGATAGAACCATCTACTGCAGCTGTACTAACTACTGAATCTGTTGCAACTGGCATGAAGTCTGATGTTAGGAAGTTATTAATCTGTCCTGCTGTTAAAGTATACATATACTGTAAAACATATCCGCCAGAAGCGAAAGGAGAGGTTGTGGTACTTGTTGGTTCTGTTCCACTAAATGCTGCTCCACTATTGTTAGAAAGAACTTTATATATACGAAAATCTGAAGTTAAGAAATAAAATTTAGAATCATATAAGTTTGAAGAACCAGAGCTTGCGGTTATAGTTGAACTATAGTCTGGACGATACATATCGTATATCGTACCATTAGCCCAATTTCTTCTAGGGAGAACTCTCTGAATTGAAGCAGCACCGATATTCTTGGCAGCAATCATATCGTCCCATGCATAAAATTCATCAGCTGGTCCATCAGATGGAGTGGGAGGTGAAGCGTCAGACCCACCACTCGTTCCAGATGTGAATGGAGTACTCTTACCTATGAAAAGGTAATATACATTATTAGAAGATTCACTGAAAGACTCTTCAAACTGAGTAGCGTTGTGAAGTCTAAATTTTTCTGTGATAATAGCTGCCATTTGTTTTTCCTATTTTATCTATTTATGACGCAACGCCTGAACCAATAATTGTTTTTAATGTTGTACCACCAGAATTTACAATTAAAAGTGTTGATGCTGTTTTTAACATAGCACCTGATACAATATTTGTAGCACCAGTAGTTAAAACTGTTCCTGATTCATCTGCAAATGTAATCGTCCTATCTGCTGTAGGGTCTGTAATTGCTAAAGTCATTTCATTCGTATTAGCTGTTGCACCTTCAAATATAATAGATGCTCCTGATGATATTATATTTCCAACCGTTATATTACCCGCACCAAATGTACCAGTAGTAGTAATATTTTCGTTACCAAAACTGATAGCACCAGAAGTATCTGTTATTGATCCAGCTGCAAGAACAAGAGTTCCACCTTTTAAAGTTGTACCATTTACCGTAGTTGTAGCAAGAGTTGTGATAGTAGCAGAAGTTTGTGTCCCTGCAACAACCCCACTGATATTAGGAGCAGTTAATGATAAGACAGATACAGTAGCACTGACTCCAGTACAAAGACCAGAACCATTACCAAATTTATTATAAATCTCGCCTAAGTTAGCATTAATTTTTGCACCAGCATCTCTTAATGTGTCACCACTGCCATCGTTGGCTGCTGTGCCAAGTCCTAAATTTTGATATGCCATTTATCTTTTCCTATCCTTATTGTTATTTATAACGTTTTACGCAGCATCAAAAGTTATACTTGTTGAATCAAAGCTTCCAGCATTACTATCAAAACTATTGGCTTGAATTGCACCATCATCAGCACTTGATTCATCTGCACTCAATTGCAACCCGCCGGCTTCGGCAAAAAGATTATTCGCACTATTTATTGAGTTCTGTTGTAAAAATGTAAATGTTCCTTCACCTATTGCATTTTTTTCTACCAATAATTCAAAACCAGCGTTCGTTCCATCACTATCAGTACCATCCAATAAGAAGAATCCGCCTTCATTATCGGGTACAAGATTATAAACATTATCGAACATAACAATTTTATCACTAAGGTCACGGCCGCCACTACTGTCTAGTATTATATTATCACCAACATCTGTATTAGCAGCTGACCTATCCATTATTAGGAAATTACCTTCATCAGTTCTTGACGAATCCGTTCCTTCTAATACAATATTTTGACCAATATCAAGAAGTGCTGACGTACCATCAAATAAGATAACTCCACTATCGTCTTCTAATCTAAAGTTTAATCCATTTTCATATTCATCTTGTAAAGACAATCTATCTGTTGCAGATTTAGAATTAATTTCAGCAGCTCTTGTAAACGGTACTATATTTCTATTACCAAAGTTACCTTCTGGAATACTTCCTTGGTTAGTAGTGTCCTCAAACTCAATCAAACTTCCTTCGGTAACAAGTTTCTTACCCGTATTAATGTTAGTGCCGTCTAATACGATATTAATATTATGAGATGGATATCCATTACCAACACCAATCATATATCCAGTATCAGTTGAAGATTCTAACTCAATAAAGTCTCCATCCTCTGTAATAAATTGTAACCATGTCTCCAACACAAAGTCATCAGAACCAGCAGAACTCTGTTCAAATACAATAGCACCCTCAGTTGTTTTTAGTGTTCCAGCTGGTTCAGTGAACCCTACAGTATCTATTTCAACTAAATCTGAAAATGACAAACCATTCAACTCACTGAGTGGAATACCACTATTAGCGTTAAGGTCTATTTCATAAGAAATTTTATCTCCATTGTCAGTACCACCTTTATCTGTTCCATCAAGAACAAGATTATCTTGCATGATGACAGGAATACTTTCTCTTAATCCATCTTCTAACTGAACAGTTGGTGAATCAAAGAAACCAGAACCGGGCAAAATACCAGAAGCAAGAGGAGCGCCATATCCAGTATTAGGAATAATAATTTGTGGAGTAATCTTTAATGTTGTTAAATGTGTAACAGATCGTTTTCCACTTTCATTCTCACCTAGTGCTGTCTCTGCAAGTAATCTACCTCCTCCATCATTCAAAAGAATAGTACCATCACCAGAACTTTGTGAGTTTTCAACTGCAATATCTAATCCACTTTCAAACTGTAGATTATCACCGTCAGTTTCTTCAAGAAGCAAATCACCAATTGCTACGCCATTCTCAAAAATGATTGTATCAAATAAACTACTTCCCCCCGTAGGATCAAGAACGCCTGGGCCGTCACGAACAGATGTAGTTTGAACTAGAACTTCATCAAATACTATATTAAATAGTGATGCAAGGGTTGGCGAGAAAGTATCATCTCCAGTATAATCCACAACACCTACAGCAGTAGGAACACCAACCGCAGCAGAAACTTGTGATGCAAGGGAAACTTTACCGAATGGAATAAAACCAGCAGGGTGAACAGAAGCTTTAAGTTCGTTAATATAATCAGATAGAACAGCACCAACCTTAACTTCATATGAAAACTGTTGGTAGAAATAGGAATCCTGTATACGAATAATGTCTTCACTAATAAGACTATCTGTATTTAAGTACGAACCTGTTTTGTTTATAGTTGTACCAATTGATGCTACACCTTTAACAGTTCCTTGTGCTACAATCTTAGCAGAAGCTCCACTAGAATCTAGTATGGTATTACCAACAACATTAAAATCGTCTTCCATAACAATTTCATCACCGATATCAGTTCCATTGGCCTGTGTTTGGTTAAGGATAATTTGATCTGTACCAACTTCATCTTCTATTAATATTTGACTACCAGCGTCTTCACCTGATAAATCTGTACCATCAAGAATTAAATTAATACTAGCGTTTTCATTCAGTACCCTATCACCAGCTTCGTCAATTATATTTCCATAACCATCTTCATCACCAAGGTATATTGCATTATTATATAAAATACGGCCTTTATCTAGAACACCTACATCAAGTTTATTAACGGGGGAATCTTCAGTAACAAAAGTCTCTAGTCCTTCTCCTAATAACCTACTATGTGGAGTATTACTATGTTTTATTGATTGTCCATGATTAGAAAATTCTGAAACATCAAAAACAGTTTGTAAGAGTTTATCTCCACTGCTGAAAGTTCTGAAACCAACAGGTGCTTCTGTCGCATTAAGGATTATAGTATTACCAGCGTCCTCACTAGTAATATAACTAGGAGAACCTTGGTTACCGTTAATTGAATCTTCCGATAAAATAGCATCAGTATTATTACCAAATATAATATTTGAAAAACGTTGATACTCAATCTTATCTCCATCTTCCAAAGATGTTCCATCAAATATAAGTTTATCACCTTCATTTTCAGTAGAAGTTTCCAATTCAACATTATCTAAATCAAATTCACCCCCCTCTAATCTAATATTATCATTAATATCTTTGGGAGTAAAATTAAATATTAAAACTCCTGTTAGTTGTTCACCGAATATATTTTTACCAACAGTATCATCCTCAAGAACAATATGGTCTTCAATACGCTGGTTTATGGGCGGTAAAAAACCATCTAATAAAAATTTACCAGACTCATCAGCTACAATAAAACTACCTGATTCTAATTCTATGCCTTCATCAAGTAGAGAGTCTGTATCATCAATTTCCATATTGATTTGATAAACATCAACTTCACTTGCATTTTGTATTATTTCTTCATAAGATGAATTTTCAATTGCAATTCCTTCACCCTCTTCTGAAAATCCATCTATTAATATTCCTTGATTTGCATCATCTAAAGGTCTAAAGATTTCGTTGATAGGACCAAGATCAGAACGGCCGGGGCCAACAATATCATAATCTTCAAGTTCAATACCTTCGTTTACAATTGAAGAATTTTCACCTGTAAGTCGGTTTGTGGGAGTGGAACTAATTGTAAGTTTATTTGTACTGCTATCAAATGAAACTACTGATCCAGTATGAGTCTGTAATGTATTTCCAGTTCCAAACGACCCAAAAACATCCTTCAAAATTAAATTTGTATTTGCAGTTGCAGTTGGTGGTGTTGAATATTTAAACCCAGAGTCAATTATTTCAATCTCTGTAACGGCTCCAATATCAGTTGTTAAACAAATCAACTTGGCGTTTATTCCATTTACAGATGAAACTGTAGCAGTAGGTAGTTTACTATACCCGCCTCCAGAACCGGCCAAGAAAATTCTATTGATACTACCAGAATCATTATCACCAACAGTTTCATCCTCAAGAATAATACCGTCTGTTTCAGTACCATAAGAATCTCTTGTTAATACATCAATTTCAGATATAAGTAAATCACCCAACTCAGCTTCAGTATTACTATTTGTTGCGACATCCATTCCAGTGGCAACGTTGTTGGACTCTTGTCGTAAGGAAAACCCACTATCCAATGTTTTTGTACTTGAGTGAAACAAATTATATAATGAATTATCATAAGTTGATTTAGCAGTATTAATATTATTCGATGGCATATAAAATATGGTGTCAGGAATTTGGTCAAAAATGAAAGCAGTAACTTGTCCATCAAGGAGGTTTTTAGTAGATGCTCTTTTTTCTGTTAGGTATAGTGGATAGTAATATGTTTGTGTATCACTATATGTTCTAGCTGTACCAAATACTACATATGGTTCACCTGTTACAGTTGCAAGAGCAGTACCATTTAATAATATATTACTTGATACTAATGATTCGTTTGTTCCTGTCTCTATAACAAGAACACCAGACGTTTCATCAGCTGCATATTCAACTGATAACCTACCGCCAGTAACAGAAACAAAAGCTCTTGCACTATTAATAGAGGTGTCATCAGAATCATTTGTAAATTTAATTGCATCTCCAATATTAAATCCAGTTCCAACATCATCAATAATAACATCACTAATTGACCCCGTTGAAACTTGACTAATATTTGCGGTAGAAGCACCATTACCAATTTGTGGGTCTAACGTTATTGTATCCCCATTATTATACAGAATGCCACCAAAATCACCAGTTGTTACGGACAACACAATACCTTGAATAGTAAACTGCATAGAGTAATCATTAGTTGGAGAATAACCTGTAATAGTTTCAGATGGGGAAAATCCAGTACCAAGAACACTATCTCTTCTAAGAGTAAATTCTACAATAGAATCCGAGCCTTGATTGAACTGTGATACCGCAATAATCTGAGCAGTTGTTCCAGAAGATGCGCCAGTCACCTGTTGGCCAGCCATCTCAGATGGAGTTGCTCCTTGAGAATCAGAAGTACATCGAATTGCTAGAGGATTTGCCCATTTACCGTCACTCAACCTCATCATATATTTTGCTGGGTAATTTATAGTTGCTTCTTCACCCAAAAATATTCTAAAGAAAAGTTTATGTCCTTCGGAAGTTCCCTTAGCTGCATACAAATCTCTAATGTGTTTTATAAGATTTCTCTTGGATACTCCACTTGCAAGAGACAGAGGGATAGAGTTCATAAAGGAGTCTTTAAAAGCTGAAAGGAAATGGTCAACAGTATTATCTGGATTTGCGTATTCTAATAACTGTTGAATATTTTGTACAGGGTTTGCACGATATTTTTTAAGGGTAGTAGTAGCATTACTAGTTCCCCCTGTAATAGTTTCACCCTCAATAAACTTTTGGTTAGCAGTAATAAACAACTGTTCATCATCATCCACTAATATTGTGGCAGTAGCCTTACTTGTCACTCCCGTAATAGTTTCACCAATATCAAATTTACCAGTGGTTCCGCTACCACTTTCAAAAACAATTCTATCTGCTCCATTTGAACCAGATATGTCAGTAGCATCTAAAACTAAATAATTGTCTGATAATGTTTCTAATAAAACTTGGTCTATAGTACCGTCAATAGTTATCTGAGCAGATTCAAGAAACTTATAATATTGTTTAAGAAACTCAACAAATATTGGATGGTCAGATTGAATATAATCAGGAACCTGTCCATCTATAAGGGGAGATATCTTTGTATTAAATTCACTATCAAAAGGCATTTTTAGTAACCAATTCCTGTTGCGTTTACTGTTGATGAAGAAGCTTCAAACTGAGCAGCACCACCTTCGTCACCTACAGCAATTGTGTCAACTCCACCTGTAACTTTAGTATTAATCGTATCAATTTCAAGTATTTGATTTCTTAGTGCAACAATATCATTTGATCTTGGGAGAACAGTGATACGAATACTAGTAGAGGCCAAACCATCTACAAGAGAAATTGTTGATATTGATATATTACCAATAGCTATTGCACCACTATTATAGTTAACAGTTCCAGCTGTCTCATTAACGTAATTTCGAGTTGAACCTGTTAAATAATACATCCTAAGATTACCAAGTCCATCGTCATCAAAGAAAAGTTCATTTGTATTACCCGTAATGTGAAATCCTGTAGAAGTTAATATACCACCATCAAGACTGTTATGACCAGAATGAGGATTGTATAATGCATTATTAAAATATGTATTATATGACCTAGACTCTCCAAGCAATGGAATAACATATTTTGCAAGTCTAGGAATAATTGAATTACTGGTAATTGCTGGGTCTGTATTATCAACAATACTCAATAATTTTGAATGTCTTAGTATTGCATCGAACTTAACAAGTTCCGTAGTATTATAATTTGATATAGATTGAACAACCTCACTTACAATTGTATCTTTAGATTTCGTGGTGATAGTAGAGTTATATTTAAAGTTACATGTTAATAATATATAAGTGAAATCTGGATCAACAATAACAGGAGAAATTGAAGCAACAGTAAATTTCGCTAAACTATTAACTAGGTTGGACTTATCAACTTGAGTTAAATTTGTTCCAAGCGCATTCCTAACAGAAATAAACACCTTACCATATTCTGGTGTGGAAACAACTCCAAGACTAGGATCAAAAGAACCATTCTCTCCACCGAACACTTGAACGGCAGTAGCGTTGGGATATAATTTTTGAACATAAACTTTATAGTCATTAGTTGTAACGCACCGACCTTGTGCAGCATAGTCTAACGGAGCAGATAATTTTATAGACTGAACACTTTCTGAGTCAGCTCCATCAGTAGCTACTTCAACGGTTGTCACAGTAATATTAGTAACGGTATTTATTGCTCCCGAATTTGTAAATGCAAATGCGCCATTTGCTTCGGCAACATTAGTAACCACATACTTTAATATAACAATATTACCATCATTAACTTTCTTACTAACAACCCCATCACCAAAATAAATTTCATATTGACCATCTTCAACTTCTTGTAAGTAGTATACTGAACTAGTGCCAGTTAGTTGAGTGATGTCAGTTGCCTTATTATATACTAATGTAGTCGAATCAGATGATGAGTTTTGTACCGTTACCGCAAGGGTAGTTGTATCTGCAACATTACTATTCAACAAATATCTCTGATTGACGTTTGTACTGTCAACCGTATATCTAGTTGTAACATATGTTCCCTCATAGATTGGGATATTGTTAAAGAATATTCCGTTACCAAGTTGAGATGAAGTATAAGAGGATGTGGTCACAAATTGATATGTAACATTATCAATAGTTGTATTGAATACTTGGCCAGCATTCATTGTTGCTGTACCTAAAGTGATATCGTTTAGTTGTACATTAATTTTTGCTATTGGAGCTCTAACTGAACTTGTCTCGTACCCTAAAGTTTTAGCATGAGATACAACACTAGAACGCAACGCCGCACTATCAATGAACATTTCATTCGCAAGCATGTTTGCGTGAAATCCAAGGTAGTGAGTGTTATATGCTAACACATCTAATAGTGCGCTGATACCAGAACCTTCAAAATCGTAATCAATAAACTGGTCTTGATTTTTCATAAAAGTTTTGAGATTGGTTTTGACTGTATCAAAATCAAGACCCGATATCTCTAATTTTTGATTATTTGCCATTATCGCAATACCTCCAGTAGTATGTTTAAGGATACTAATTCTGACGGAGCATTCACAATAGTGAAATTAATGGTCAAATCATAGGAATTACTATCTAATTTTGGTATAATATCAACACTAATAGTTTTTGCCCTTGGCTCATAGTTTGCAATAACATCCTCACACGCTTGTGATAATGCAATAGAAGTTAATGGGCTTGCATTTTCAAACAATAATCCCCTAACACCGCATCCTATTTCTGGATGAAAAGGTTTTTCATAAAAATTTGTGAGTATCAAATTTCGCACAGATCGTTTCACAGCAGTTATGTTGGTTAGAACATTAACATCTCTGTCTCTCGACCTCTTAGTAAAAAACATATCCAAGTCTCTATACTGCCGGACATTTGAGCTAGAATTATTAATTCCTTCAGCATCCCTTAGAGCAGTTAAATTTTTAAAACTCTGTGTTTTTTCTACTGTGGCCATTACTACTCCAAGGTGGTTTTTATTATTTATAAAGAATTAGATAGGTTATTAATTAATCACCTACAATAACATTTGATGAACCGCTTGCCGCATGTCCACAAGTTGCAAGATCACCAGCATTACAAACTGCAATGCCACCAATAAAAACATTTTTGGAGCCAGCAATCATAGTTGGTGGAGCTGCATGTAATCCTGATAGGTGAGCAGTAACAGTGTCACCATGCACAATAACCTCATCTCCATTTGCAAATACCTTAGTCTGCGTCTTGATCAATGCAGCTCCAGCGGTATCGGTTGTATCTCTACATATACCCGGCATAGTTTATACTCCTATGGGTTCAACTCAATTTTATCACCTTCGATGGTTACAATACCTGTAGATTCATGATCCCATGTTGTTCCTGTAGTACCATCCCAAGCGGTTCCTACCGTATAATTCCAAGAAGTACCAGTTGTTAGGTTAGTGGATAGGCCTGTAGACTTAGTATCTATTCCAGTTATGGTTGTTGATCGGGAATGTGTTGTATCAGTTCCATAAGTCTCTGTCACATTACGCAATACTGTATCATTAGTGCTACCTGTAACAAGCCTTGTATGAAAGTGTTTGTCTTTGGTTGTGCCATATGTCTCAATAACATTTGTCTCCACTGTTTGCTCTCGTTCTCCTTTAATAAGTGATACATGATTACCACCAATTGTTTCATGAGCATTACCACCAATTGTTTCATACTTGTTGCCGTCAACCTGTATGTTCCAATCACCCTTGATGTAGGTCTTACAATTAGACTCGATAGTCAGATTTAC